ACTATACAAACCAACAAAACTAACCTGCGACATCATTGTTCCCGACCTTGAGAAATCACACGGAGTTCAAAAGGTAATCGGCTTCAGCAGAGGTTGGCATCATTACAATTCAATCCGTTTAGGCATCCGAAAAGAGGACACCTACATTGTGTTGTATTTTTATGCTTATATCAATGGCAAAAGAGTCATCCAGCGTTTAGGAAGATTCGAGATAGGCGAACAAGTATCGGTTACGTTGCAATGGGGTTACTACATTGAGTGCAAAGCCAATGACAAATACGCATTTAGAGTAGCACCAAAGCGTTGTTTTCCGATTGGCTACCAACTTTATCCCTATGCCGAGAAAGATGGTGTGAGAGGTGTTGAAGTGCCGATTGAGATACAGATAAGTAACTTATGCGTATCTTAATTTTATTAATGATTTGGATGCTATTCAATAGTTGCCATACCGCAGAATATAAACAATTTAAAAAAACTGTTAGATGCCCACAAAACAGATAAGCGCAGTTGATTGGTTAGCTAACGAAATAGAAATTAATGATAAGTTGTATAAATTAGCCAAAGAAATCGAAAAGCAAAATGTTATCAATGGCTACCACGTAGGCTATTCAAGGGCTATTATGCCAAAGGATTACAATGCTCAAGAATATTATGAACAAAATTTTAATAAACAAGACTAATGGAAGCAAAAGAAAAAGCAGAAGAATTATTTAATAAATATAAGCCAATTTGTGCTGGATATAATGGCGGTCAATCAAATAAATACTTTTCAAAACAAGCAGCATTGATAGCAGTTGATGAAATATTAGAATGCTATCCTGCTCAATGTCCTAAAGAAAGCTATGAAATGGAACAACACATTTACTGGCAACAAGTTAAAACCGAAATAAACAAAATATGAAACCAAAAGATGAAACCAAGCCCTATGAATCGAGATTAATTGAGGATTTACACCCAACATTAGCACACGCATATAAGAAAGCCGAAGCGCAGTTTAACGCAACACACAACGATGTTCACGTGATAATAGTTTGCACGTATAGAAACAACGCAATGCAGGAGGCTTATTATCGTAAGCGACCGAAAGTTACCAATGCGAGAGCGGGTCAATCACCCCACAATTACTACCCATCAAGAGCATTTGACATAGCGTTTGTAAAAGTCGGTAAGCGTGAACTTGATTATTCGCCAAAGCATTTCAAAGAGTTTTGGGAACTATTGCAAGTGGCATCGAATAAGCTAACTTGGGGCGGTAACTTTAAGAATTTAAAGGATTTACCCCACGTAGAATTAACCAACTGGAAAATGACAATAGTATGACACGAGGCACACGCTACACCAACGGAAAGGAAGTAATAACCTTTGTTAAGATAGATTTTATTGCAATAGGTGGTCGAAAAATTGACCACGTTTACTTTCGCAGGAAAGATAAAGTAGATTTGATAATGCCTTTGCTTGAATGGAATATTAAGGGTAAATTTGAATGGTTAATTACGAACTAAAATGAGAAAAATAGCAAACAAGATTTTAAACAGTTTCAGCACCGATAAGATGGGCTTTTCTGCCCGAAAACTATCAGCATTTGCAGCAGTTTTAGTATCGGTTATAATCACAATGAAGAAGATACCAGAGATTGCAATGATAGATGCCTTGTACGCTTGGCTTTGCTTTGGTTTATTGTGTTTGGGCATCGTTACAATTGAGCAAATTATTAACTTAAAAAATAGTAATCCACCACCGCCTTTAAGCCCTACGAAAGTTGAGGATGGGAGTGTAGGTTGCTAACCAAACAATATGAAACCACACAACCAAATAATCACATTCGCAGTCCTATGCCTATTGTTAGTCATAGCGTTAAGCAAGTGCGCCAAAGAGCAACCGAAGACCATTCCATTCGACTACAAAACAGAAGCGGAACTAATGAAAAAACAATTCGGAATAGAACAAGCTATATTGCTCAACCAATTGGAATCAGCAACCCGAAGACTGCAAAGTGCAGTAAACGCAAAAGATTCGATTAGAAAGCGTGAAATATCTTTGAGCAACACTAACATAGCTTTGATGAAGAAACTGCGCCAACCATTACCAAAAGAGTGTGACACAGTCTTTGTTCTGTGTGATGAGATAATCAATGTTAAGGATTCAAGTTATGCTGCATTATTTACTGCGTTTCAAAGTTGCGTAGATGTTTCAACGATTAAGGATAGTTTAATAGTTGCATACAAGGCTGAAAACGTAACCGATAGCACTCTGTTGGCGGTTAGTAAGCAAGAAACAAAACAACAACGCAAAGGTAAGGTAGCAGCGTGGTGTGTGGGCGGTGCTATGTTTATTCTGTGGCTTGTTGTGGGATTGAAATAATTTAGTATCTTTGCAGCGTGTTCAATGTTAGTTAAGTTATTAGGTCGAAGCCCTTGCAGAAATGTGAGGGCTTTGTTTATTCATCTATTATACCCAACATTACCAACAACGCTATTACACCGCCCTTGATAGACATTGCCACCATTTTAACTTGCAGCCGATACTGGTAAAGCATCAGCAATATAAATGCTATCACTATTGCGCCAACGGTTATTAATGGAGGAATGTTAGCAGCATCCTCATTACTCATTGTTCTTGTTTTTCTTTGCCACACGATACGATGCCCACATTGAAACGATTAATGCACCAAGTTTAGCGCAATCGTAAATAGTGTCATAGATGCCAGTTAGGTTGACATTACCGAACCAATCAGAAGTCCACACTCCTGCTTGAATTATAACGCTTGTAATGATGACTAAAATGCTATTGTCTGGGTTTTCTTGATGTATCATAAAATTAAATCTGTGATAGCGGTTTGTAATTCTTCCATAGTAGTAAATTCAGTATCCTCTAAATAAACAAACCTAACACTATTAGCAAGTTCAATATGGCAACCACTTGAATCTATTTGTTCAAAAAAATTACTTGTTACTTTTAGTCCGTATATTTCCATTTTATTTTAAAGATATTAAATTACAATTTGATGAATCTGAAGCACTTCCATTTTGTATTGAAACTATTATAAATCCAGCAGATGTCCAATTAATAGCAATTGGCACTATTGCGCTTGTACTTTGTACATACGGATTATTTATCCCAGATACTGGTTGAACTATTTGAGTCCCATTGCCACCACCTCCTGCAACCTCAATACCCATATGCCTTATAAGTGCTTGAGATAAAGTATTTGCAGCAGCAGCACCAGTACTTGCTATTAAAATTGCACCAGTTAAAGAAGCAGAAGTATTCCAATATACCCTTATAAATTGAGTACCATTTATTAAATTTTTTGTTGTTTGAACATATAATTCTAAAGCATCACCTGCTGTAAATGAATTGGCTGGTATTGATAATGTTTTACAAAGGGTAATTCCAGTAGTTCCAGTTACCGCAGTTCCATTACCAACTGAAACTATTGGTGATTTTAACCCACTTATATCAGTTGTTAAGGTTTGCCTTGCTTCCCATAGTGAAGTTGATGTGTTGTAGAACAAACCATCTTTATTTGCAGGGCTTGATGCACTAACATTATGTATCTCATCTAACTCATAGCCATTCTGCATACGATAAACTATTGCTCCTTGTGTAGCTGGACCTACATTTACAACTTTCCCAATATAAACTATGTGATTTGGCGCAGATGGCTTTACATTAGTAACGTAACCTGCAATAGTAGGGTGTAGATAAATAGTTTCTCCTACTGCTAATGTCACATCCGTAAATGGGTTTGTAGCAATTGTTCGGGTATCAAGGTTTTCAACTAAACCTATTGTAGCTACCCACCCATTTGAATTGTTAGCAATATCAGCAATTACAACACCAAATGTACCAGCAGAAGTTGCCTCTGTATTTGCTTGTGCTTTTACAAAATTAGGTAATTGACCAGTTGCACCATTTAAATAAATTATTGTTCCCTTATACAAAGTAACTCCAGTTGAATTGCGACCTTGTGTAACTATTGATTGCGCTTTATCAACTATCCCATTATTGTTAATATCATAGGTAGATTTAAACATATCACCACCACCACTGCCACCAATGTAACTAATTAAAAATGTAGATAAATTAGTTAATACTATTCTGTCATTAGCTGGGTCATAATAGCTATGAAAGTTACTTGTACCATCTGTAAATATTTTTGCTGGATAATTTTGTCCATACATAAATGCATAACCACCACTTGTGTAATTTTGACCAGTTGTACCAGCCTCAATAGTTACATTTTGCAATCCAGCACCAAAAGTAAAACCATTGGCATATTGTTCAAAGGTATTACCGATACAATTAGTGTCAAGTATATTATTTGTTGCCCCTTGCTTAAATATGTTATTATTACAACTATCAGCAAGTGTATTGCTACTTGCACCTATTTCAAAAACATTACTATTAGAACTATCTCCTACAATATTATTTTGTGCTGATTGATGAAATGTATTACCGTAGCCATCATTTGTTAAACTATTATTTGTCGCACCTTGATGAAATATATTATTAGTACAAACACCTACTAATGTTGTAGTAGTTTCAACACCACTATAAAATACATTATCATTTGCATCATTAATGTACACTCCACCACTACCACCAATGTAAGTTTCAACCAATGTAGATAAATTAGTTACAACGATTCTATCGTTTGCTGGGTCATACCAACGATGATAGTTATATACATCATCTGTAAATATTGTTGAAGCGTATGGTTTATTATATAAAAATGCGTATGCTACTGGGTCACTATAATCACCACCAGAGACACCAGCCTCAATAGTTACGTTTAGCAGATTATCATAAAATATAAATCCATTTGCGCCTTGCTTAAATGTGTTGTTGTAACAATATTTTCGTAAGTAGTTAGTGTTTGCACCTTCCTCAAATATGTTATTATTGGAACTATCTCCGATTGAATTATTACTTACACCTTGCTTAAATGTGTTATAACCGCAATTAATTTCAAGTACGTTATTAGCTGCTCTTTGAAAAAATGTATTATAATTGCAATCATTTCCTAATGTATTATTGGATGCTTTTTGAGCAAAAGTATTATAATTACAAGATTCTCCAATTTCATTAGCACTTGCCTCTGAACCAAATGTATTAAATGAACAATCATCTAAAAGTTGATTTCCTTGTGATTCTTGTTGAAATGTGTTCTTTTTGCAACCAATTAATAAAGTATTACTTGATGCATTTTGCATAAATGTATTATCTTCACAATTATCTCCAAGTGTATTAGATGTCACTTGATAAAATTGATTACGGGCGCAATCTGCTCCAAGTACTGTACTTGCAACAATAGCCCCATTCCAAGTATTACCTTGTCCATCACAAATAGTTCCATTAAAATAATTATTTGTTGTTACATCGTAAAAAACAGTGCCACTATAAGTAAAGTCAATTATAGTGCCATTTGCACCTAATTTATTCGATGCTTCTGCTTTCATAGCTATTCTAAAAGGAGCATCTATTACAATGTAAATTGTTGTTAAATCTAATGTTCCAGCAGTTTGCAAATCTGCTAATGCTGCTGAACCTATTTGTATAATATAACCACTCCCTCTATTAACCCAAGTGCCACTTGCAGCATCTATGCATTCATAAGTAGTGCCATTGTCTAATGTCCACAATGAGCCATCTTGATAGCCCATTGATGCATCATCACTTGTTGTTGGAGGTATATCAAAGTTATATAATGATTGTCTAATTCCAATACCATCTTGCTGCATTACATATTGTCTTCCTGCTTCCCATTTTAGTTCATAGTCTAATGAACATACTTGAGCAACACCTTTCCCACCACCTAAACCAGCATCAGTAGTCCCCTCACGTAATCTTGAATTATTGTCAAATTTTATTCCTTGTGCGGAATTAAATTGAATATCATTTGCGCCAGATGTATTACCATTTGTTAATGTGTCTGCAAGTGTCTGTGAGCCTCCTGCAACTGGAGTAAACACTCCACTAACCAAGTCAAATGTGCCAAACAAACCACTTGTAACATCAATAGCATACTGATAAATTTGATTACCAACACCTCCTGCTGCCATAACAAGATACAATGTGCTACCATCATCAATGAGATAATTTTTTAACGATACCAAATCACCAGCCAATGCTAATGCTTGAATGTCAGCTAACAAAATTTGCTCAATGTTTTCCGATAACATATATGCCTTGACTAAAGATACTGGCACTTTTTGTGACTGATAAACACCAGCACTTACATATTGGTCAATGTCAAGGAAGGACAAATCCTTCATTTCTGAAGCGGTTACTGCATATTGGTTAATTTCCATTAGTTACGATGTTTTTTATAATTATTATATCTTTGGCGCACCTCTAATTTTACTGGTGCTAATTTACTAATTAATGGCTTCCAAACTGGTTTATATTCGGTTTGAAACATTATTTCTTTATCAACATACTTTTCAGCGTTTCTTGAATTATAGTCTGTTATAGTGCATCTATCTGATTGCATTATTGAAATCCTAAATAAGTTGTGCAGTTGTGCAGGAATTCTTTTCGTTTCTAAAATGTAAATAGGTTCTTGCTCATCAAATGTCCACTCACGCACACCATTTTGATATTGTATTTCTTCCTTCGTGTAATCAGCAGTTGGATAGCCAAAATAGCCAGACAATCTTATTTGATTTACCCAATTTAAATTCAAGTAATTTACTGTTAGTTTATCATCACTTAAACTGCCTATTAAACCATTTTGATACCATTGTAATCTAATAGTCATCTCTGCTCTATCTGCTCTGTATTCGCATAGTTTAAAATCAAATGAGAATATTGATACATTGCCCAACACACCATCAGTAACCGCTAATTCAACTTTGTAAATCCCACCTCCGTGCAATGTCAACACCTTATGCCATTCTATCTTATAACCTACATACTTTTGATTGTTGACAGTTTGAAAACCAAATAAATAGTCAACACCATAAGTGCTACCACCACTCATTGTAGCTAACAAAACATTGTCTTTGTATAGCTTGTAAACTGCACCAGTAGCAGTAGGTGAGCAAATGTCCATAAACGTGAAGAAATCATTCTTCATTGCATCGCTCCCATCACCATATGCTAACTGTAATAATTTAAAGTCAGCGCAACAATCCCACAAATCTGTGTTAGGCAATAGTAAGGTAGGCACTACTGCACTTGCTGCTGGTAGTGTGTAGAATATCTGTGTTGCTGCTTCTCCGTCAAATGTTGGCATTATGCTATAGTTTTATAATTACCATCTGTTGTTGTCTTAAATGTCCCATCTGTCATTGTTTTGTCAAATTCTGGGTCTGGTTTTTTTTCAACCTCATAAATTCTTGCAACGATGTCATATGTTATGTTACCTACTGGCAACGCATTGTGGTCAAGCACCGCTTCTGCCTTTATCGTAGTTGAATTTATTTGCGTTAAAACAACCTTGTCATCTATTCCAGAAATAGGCACAAACCAAGTTAATGGAAATGTTGTTTCCCATACACTTGAAAACCTCACTCTGCCACCTATACCACCTTGTTCGTGAATTTCAATGCCAAATACTACTTTACTTTCTTCAATTAATAGACCAGTTGGCTTTGTGAATGTCGCTCTTACTATTGTGTTGCTACCTGCTTGAATGTAATTTACACCTCCAGCAGTTAATGGTGTTCCACCGCTTGTAAATGTTTCAACTTTCTTTACTGAATAGGCTGGATTACTTGCATAATCATTGATAGGTATCAAAATATCCTCATCGAAATGGTAAGGATTTACACTTGACACCACATCATATCCAGTTCTAAAATATATCTCCCAATTAGCATTCAAGTAATGATACCAATCTTGATTTTGTCCATTGTTTTGTTGCGATGGGTTGAAGAAATCTGAATTTACCCCAAGCAATGCTACCCACGCTTCCCAACGAATCATAAATGGATAGCTAATTTTAAACTTTGCGCTTGATGGTGTTGGAACTGCATCAACAATTGTAACTGTTATCGGTTTTCTGATTTCAGTTGTCGGAATATTGAAGACTGTGTTGTTTGAATAGTTAATAAATGGCGCACCTCCTTGAAAAATAACTGGCACATTCAATTGAAAATCCTCCAACAAGAATTCAGCACCATCACTTATTCTTTTCGCAACTACTTGCTGATAAATTTTAGTTAAATAAACTGAATCTACAGTAGATGGGAATTCTTCCCAAGTACCATAGATAAGGCTTTCCATAACACACTCATCGTTCTTGAATGTAGTGATGTCATCGGTTATCCCAGCATCATTAGCATCTTCATAATGCCTTTTAAATGTTTGCAGGCAGTTGAGGTCTGCTGGTCTTACTACATTATTAAAGTTCTTTACACCACTCCAAATTACTTGTTTGTTTTGCGTTAAAACAGTAGTCAATGCTGGGTTTGCAATCGTTGTCCAAAAGCAAAAACGTGGTGTTAAACTTTCGTTTAATATTGAAATTGTATCAGCAACCAAAACCAAATCCATAGTAATATGAATGGTGTTTGCATCAATCAAATCTGCTTTCCAACCATCAATAAAATTACCATCGTTGGCATAAGGATTAACGTAATATAAACCATTAACAAATCCATATATATTTGCAAACAAAAAGTTTTCTGTTAATAGCCTACCATTGTTTTGATATTCGATTTGATTGTTTGGCAATTTCATTGCACCAATGGAAATTCTTTGCCCTGCTGCAAAATCACCAGTTGCGCTGGTTATATCAAATTCAATAGTTTGGTCATAGCCAATAAAACTACTTAATTCAGTAGTTGGAACTGCGTTGTTAAAGTATTGAATATTCTGAATAAAATAATCTTGCGCCCCTTGATTAAAAGACTCATCAAACCAACCGCTATTGCCTAATAAATCTGTGTTTGTTTCAACAACTTGCAATGAATTTGGGTCATTAATACTGCGTAATCCAGATATCTTAACAATGTATTTTAAACAATTTCCATTCAAATAATAAGCAGGTGCAATATTGTTAGTTGCATCAATAATTTGTGATGCCAAAAACAATGGTGTTACTATCGTTGAATGCCTTATCTTGAATACTTGTCTACCATTGTTAGCATCATAGCTTACACGATAGGCATCAGTTACATTTGTACCATCCATTGCGTTAGGTCTCCATTCGCCACTACCTTGCGGAATCATAACAACTGGAGAACCACTACTTGATGCTGCAATGTTATATGCTTTAAACCATTGCAGTTGATTTGTGGTTAATGAATTGAATTGATTTGGCTGCCCATTTTCAATAAAATTATATTGAAAATCTAAACTTTGAATCTCGGTTAAATTATAAAGAATAGCATCTGCATTACTTTCGTTATTTGCTACTGGCAAACCGCTTACAATGGCATTAGAAACTAATATTTCATTGTTTGAATACTTAACTAAAACAGTAACTTTTTGATTATTTGCAGTAGCAAAAAAACCTGCCCCACAAATTATTCTTATGGTATCACCAACGCTTACATTTGCAAATCTATTGCTGCCATATAAATGGTTTTGATTTACCACGCTACCAGTAACTAAAGGAACTGCAGGAGTAAATTTTACTTCAGTGAAAAATTCAACATCTGTCCAAACCAATATTGATTCAGCAATATTAAACAAAGAGAAATTGCTTGAACTTGAACCTCCGTGAATGCCTTCGTAAAATGTTTGACCAATTATATTTACTGCCATTACTTTTGCAAGTCTTTAAGTTTTTCTCTTACTATTTCAAATTCTTTTAAAATGCCACTCTGCTCTAATTTATGTGCAAACATAGCTTTCTCTTCGTTCGTTGCAATGCCTTCTTTAGCCTTGCTAATAAGTGTTTCCACCTCACTAAACATCCCAGCTAATCCACTTAATGCTATTTTTGCGTTATTCTCCAGTTGGCTCAATTGTAGTCTTGATTAAATTAGTGGTGTAAATATACGGAGTTTTTGTTTTAATGTCACAAATTTTATTCCAAATGTTGTATTTTGCTGATTCAATTAACCCAACTGCTGAACCATTAAACACCAATGGATTTATTCTTATTTGATTAAAACTAACTGTATTGAATGGTAAACCTGCCCAGTCTTGATACTTGTATTGCGTAAAGTAGTCAATTGTGTAGAACAAATCAAACTGCTCTCTGGCAGTTGGCTGCGTTGTTGTTAGCTTCCCATCACTCTCTATTCGCAATAGTTTATCAACCATAAAACTATCCTTTTCAAGCAGCAACATTCCTATTCTATTATCCAACAATTCGCCTAATGGTGAATAGGGTATCTCTGGTATCTGTGGTATGTCTGGAATTGTAATGTCAAAGCCAACAAGACCACCCAAATCTTCAAAGAAATCAACTATATTATTAATACCATCAATAACATCATTAATTACATAAATGATTGTATTAAGTAGGTTTACCGAACCTCCTACAATGTTATCAATCTGCTCATTTATCTCATCAAAGAAACGCTCTACTGCGGTTAATTCAAGTTTTCTTTTTCCAAGTGCATAAGCAAATTCAACTTGGTTCAATCCTTTCATCAAAACAAATTGCGAATTGATTATATTTATTGGTCTTAAAGTAACTTGATAATTAGTGCCTAAATAATCTGTGATAGAATTACTTTCAGTTACATCTGTTTGAAATGTGCATACAAAATTGCTTGTAAATTCATCGGTGTTCAACTGATACTTTGTGTTTATGACACTTGGAATAGTATATTGTGGTGTAGCAATTTGAAAATCTTTGCGCTCAAACAATAACTGATTCCCATTGAACAAAACTTTGCCATTGTACAAGTCTTTCATTTTAATAATGAAATCAGCAAATGTCCCATCTGGAAAGCCATACTGCACAAATTCGTTAGGTGTAAATGCGCCCAACAAATCTAAATTAAATGGGTTTGATGGGTTCTTTGGCACATAATATTTCTTTGGCAATATTACATCATTTGCAACAATAATGCTGCTTTGAAATGATAATCCTAAATATTGGCAACCTCTTATGAATAGTGTTCTTATCGGAATTGCTTTGTGATACTTTACTCTCTGAATTATTACCGCAAACATTCGCTTAATTAAAGCAAATGCAGCAATCATTAAGCCAATGAATTTAAGTATTTCACCAATCAACAAAAAGTAATTTCCCCAATCTGGAGATGCAGTAATAACCGAAGCAATTGCGCCACTTAAACTATTGGCAGATGCAACAAGTCCATCAATTATTAGCGTTAAACCGATGACTGTAATGGCTAACTTTTCGTAATCTGGAATTGAAGATATTACATAAGGAATATCAACGAAATCAGACTGCGTTATTATACCTGCTTCAGTATACAAGTAGTCAAAACTAAAACCACTTGCAACATCGTTCAACCAATCAATAGAATATTTTGGTTTGCTTTTGGCAACAATGCCATACTCATCAAATTGTGTTTGGTCGGAAAGGTCAATGTAACCATCAAAGAACGTAGTTATAACACCATTTAAGTCTGTTTCTTCAATACGAAATGGCATACCTTCAAAAATAAATCCAGCAGTTATCCAGCCATTAATTGCATCAATGTTTTCACGCACAAATTCAAAATCATTAATAGTCAATTGTTGATTTGCAAATTCACCATCTTGAAAGTTAACTTCAACCGCTAATTCTCTTAAATTCTTTGGAGGATTTATGAGAACATTGTTAAGATACAGTTTCAAGTTTACCATTAGATTCTACGTTGTCTTTTGTGGATTAATACACGCTTTACTCCAGCAGTTATTTGCGTTTCAATTACATCACCCAAATTGCTTAAATTGGTATGGTTTACTGGCTTGTTTTCAATTGCTCTCTTAACCTCCAGTAACAAGTTGTTAGTGCTTCTTAAATCAATGTGTTGATTTGGCACATTAATAATTGGCTGCGTTACATCTCCATAGTTGAATAGTTTTCCACTCTGGTAGTCCGATAGTATTTGAGCAGCCTCATCGTTGCTTATATCACCTATTTTAGCGTTCTGCTTGGGATTAAATATGCGCTCATCACCATCAACTGCAATTACATAACCATCTTTACCATTATGCACCTTGTTTCCACTTAAATCACGCTGAACATTTTCTGTTCCATCAATAAAGCTACCTGCAACTATTTCAGCTAACGTAGTTTCTAAAATTGCCTTCTGCAAAGCAGTTGCTGGTTCTGTTTTTGCATAACCACTTAACAAGTTGTAGAATGCAACACGCTTTTGCTGCTTAATTTCTTGTTCCTGCAATCTTTTACGTTCAAGTTGCAACTTTGCTGCCTTGCTTTGCTCAAATGCTAATGTGTTTGCAAGACCACGCTCTGCAAGTCTTTGCTGCTGCTCTATGGCTTTTTCATTATCAGATATTTTAGTATCTAATTCTTCATTTGCTAATTCATTTCTTCTTTGAACTGCCTTTGAAATTGCGTTTGTTACCTTGTCAATCTCATCTATAACAATTTCAGTTTGTTTTTTTCTTAACGCTTCAGTTTCTTCTTTAGTTTTTTGCGTTGCATCCTTTTCAGCCTCATATTTTTTGTTAGCTAATTTGTCTAAATCAATAGCTAATTTTTCATTTATTTTTTTTATTTCTTCTGCCCTTATTTTCTCATCAGCAATTGACTCTGCTGCTTTGATTCTTTCATCTTCTGCCTTTGCTTCTAATGCTAATTTTGCGGTGTCATATTCTTGTTGTATTAAATTATTTTGAATTGATATGTAATACTCTCTTAATTTTAATCTCTTTAAATTAAAAGCCTTGTCACCCTCTAATAATTTAGCATTGTTTTCATCACGCTTTTTGTTGACATTTTCAGTTGTTTGTTGTGCTATTTCAGCATCATAATCTAACTGATTCTGCAATATTTGTCTATCAATTTCAGCAATCTTTTGCGTTCTTTTTATTTTCTCTTCTTCTTGCTTTGCTATGGTTTCATTGTTGGCAATAACATTGTCTTGATAAATCTTAACTATTTTTGCAAGTTCGGCAGTTGCTGCTTCGCCTAATCCTAATGCTTCTAATCTCTTTTTTAAGGCTATTGCATTCTCCTCATTAAATAGTTTTGTCTCATCAAATTGGATGCCTATTCCTTCCTTAAAAATTCTAATCTCTTCTTGACTTGTTGCCTTTTGTGATGCCAGTAATTTTTTATTGATGTCTATTCTCTCCTCTAATTGTCTCTGCTGGTCTTCAAGTTGTTGCTTCAATATTTGTTCTTCACCTTTTGCATTTAACTTTTTGCTTCTGGTCAATTCAATTTCAGCAATTGTAGCATTAAGATTTGCTTCTCTGGTTCTTTGTTCATTTATCCTAATTAAATCTCCTTGCTCATCTAATGCTGCATTTAATTTTAAAGTAGCCTCATTTTGTTTTTGATAATACTCTGGGTTTGCACCACCAACTGGGATTAGCGGATTTGCTTCTTGTGCTGCAACTGCAGCATCAGCAATATCCTTTTCACTTTGAGCAATTTTTACTGCTACTGCTGCCCTTTTTTCACTTAAACCAATTGCTATTGCAAGTGCCTCATTTCTCTTTTGAAAAGACAATGTTGAATCTTGAGAAATCTCATTGTAATCCTGCTCATCAAGTGATAACTTTTGAAATTCTAAATTTAACTTTAACAATTCCTTACGAAATGAAATAGTAAGTCTTTCTAAATTTTCAAAAGGTTTTCCACTTAAAAGCAAATCCTTACCTTGTGCTATCTTAATATTTACCGCATCTTGTGCTGCTTGATTCATATCATATAACTCTTTTGCAGATGCCGCTGCTGCCAATGCTATGCCAATAAGCGTAAGTTTTACTACTTTACCAAACTTGCCACTACCTTCTGCTGCCTCATCTTGCTGCTCTTTTAATTTCTTTAATGTACCAATAAGTTTACCAATCCCATTATTAAACAAACCAGTTTCACCAACAACATCACGCAATGCTTCTTTGTAATTACCAACCGACCTTTGAAATTCACCAACACTTTCTTCAGCACCTCTCACACGCTTATCTAATTCGCCAAATTCTTTACTTAATGACTGATAAACTTTGGTGTTTTCTTGTCCAGTAAACTTTAATTCTTTTAGTTGTACTTTTATTTCTGCTAACCTCTTAACACCCTGCTTGTATTCTGAATTTAAATCCTTTAAAGATTTTAACTGCTTTGCCTTTTGTTTTTCTTCTGCTTCAATGGCTTTTGTTAAGTCTTGTTCCGCTTTTAACTGCTCTCTGGTTAACCTATTCTTCTCAATCGTAGTTTTGATTATTGACTGCTCCAATGATTGTTGTTGTTGCAATACTTTCAATTCAGCAATTTCTAACTGCTGCTTCATCTTGATGAGGTCAGATGTCTGCTTTAGTTCGGTGTTTACCTTCTTAACATCATCAAAAGATTTCGGTTTAAAAGCAGAAACAAACTGCTTCTGGGAAGCTAAACTACCCTTTATTTCTTTGTTGGTTTCACGAATAATTTTAAGCAATTCATCAGCACCTTTAATGGCATCACTAAATGCATCACTTTCAAATAAATCATCTTTGCCTAACGCTTTACCTTCTGCCATTATTTGTCTATTTTAACTTGCTGCTTTGAATAATTTTTAACATAACTGAACCATTCAGCTACTGTTATCGTATGCAAAGATAAATGAAATCCTTTATATTTTTCCAAATAATCTTTTATCTCATCAGTAGTTGAACTTTTGCGGTTTGTCAACTCCTTTAATTCACTCTCTGCAATGCCAATTAATGTTTTGTTAAACCTATCATCGGTAATGTGCAAATCAATCTGCAAACACGCTATTTCGCACCTTTTTTCAAGTACTTCCATATAACTTTCCGAAATGCCAAATCTATTTACTAATTGTCGCTGGATATCTTCCAATGCAATGGTGAAATTGCGCTTAAATAGTCCCCATTTGCAAATTAATGCATTCTTGTTGCCCTGCTCCACAACTTGTAGGTAGTTGTAGATTGGCATCGTGTCAATGTTATTGTAGTATTGTGTTCTTAACATAATCTAAAACTATTGGTTTTGATTTTATAATTAACTTTTCCTTGCTATACTCATCAAGACCCACGAATTGTCCCCAAGTTTTTTGCAGGTCTTTACCCTCCTTTATTGAATCAACATCCAGCATCAACTCATCACCAACTATTTTAGTTTTAAATGTACGATACATTGCGCCAGTATCACGCAAAGTGACTCTATTGGTTGGTTGATTTTTATCATTTTTAATTGCTATGGTGTAATCAGCATAAACATTGCTTCCTCTGGCATATTGTGACCTCATCGAAACACCAAATACATCTACACCCCTTTTAAATAATTGCTCATCACGATTCAACCTAATAGCCTCAAGTTGTATGGCTGGAGTGCTAATAACCTTTTTAAACGCAGTTTCCTCGTTTAATTTCTTGACATTTCGTGCAATTACTTCAAGATTCCACATATTGCAAAGATACAAAAAAAGCCTTCACATTTCTGCAAAGGCTTTTCAATTTTAATGGTTAAATTAAATTACTGTACCAGTTGTTCCAATCATTGTAACACCATCTAATCCGTTTTTCTTGATTAAAGGTTGCAACACTTCAGAAGCTACTGCACCAGTATAAGTTAAGGTATAACGACCATCAACAGTTGTGCTTTCAGTAGCAGCAACAGTTAAATCAGATGCATCAGTAATGTTATACATTTTACTTGTTGAACCAGTATCACTTGAAACGAAATCAGCAGTAACAAGACCTTCGATTGGGTAGTTAGTAACGATGTTTCCAACTTTAGCATATAAATCAAGTACCATTGTAGTAGTGCTTGTGCTTACTATTGTTGCGTAAACATTCATTAAACCTTTCAAGTTTACGATGTTAGCAGCAGAGATAGATGATGCAGAAATCATTCTTAAATCATCATCCTTTTGCAACACATCCCATTGACCTTGCAACATTATCTTTTGGATAGTTGTGTCGGTTGTGAATACTGGCTTTGCGTAAAAAGTAGCAGCATCAACCGCAATTGGGTAAAGGTAATTACTTCCAGTTTTGGTAGTGCCTAAAATGTTACCATCTAAATCAACGATAAAGATTCCGAAAGTTGAACATCTGTTAGCGTTGAATTGTTTTGCTAATTCAAAGCTACCTTTGATAATCATTGCGGTAAAATTTCTGATACCATCACGGATAAATACACTTGAACCATCTTCAAATGTTTCAAGGATAGGGTCTGCTCTATCAGTAGTAACATTCTTTAATTTGCCAGTTGGATACCAACGCTTACTATCATCTGCTTCGTTAATTAATGCAGTAAAGTAAGCATCATTCAAAGTATCAGTTGGGTCAATGTAGTTAAATGTACCATCGTTGGCAATTAACGGAACTAAAATAAAATTTGCTGCAACACCCATAACTGGGGCGCAACTTGGTGAACCAGTGTTTTGAAGCGACACATCGCAAGAACATAATGACATATTTTTTTTGTTTTAAATATTAATAATTTGTTTTAATTTAATTTTCGCAGCAGGAAAAACACTTGTTGAATGGAATGTTAATTAGCAGTTCAGTACCAGAGGTGTTGTCAGCAAAGATTTGACTCTTCACTCCTTCCCATTGCACCTTCCCGAAATTGGCATAATCATTTTCAACGTATGTAATCTTACTACTTGCGTTAGTTCTACTATACGCAAATAAAGAACGAATAAACTCGGCACATAGTGATTTCATTGGTTTTATTGCTTGTTCTAAATGTGTTGACCTCAACCAATTTTTAGGGTCGGCATCAACCAGAAAATAGATAACGCAATCACTTACAAAATCAATAGTAGCTTCCTCATCAGCAAATCTTTCTGGTGCATTCATATGCAGGTATATCAATGGTAATTTATTGTTACTGCTTGACACCTTAATCAACTCTGAATTGGTTTCTAAAAATGTTCCAAAATAAAAGAATGGTGCTGCTAAATTATAGATGCCAGTTGCAGGTTGTGTAGCTGATGCAATAGTGATTGATTCATTGAATACAACCTCCTTAATTACCTTACCACTTAACACTTTTCCAAATGTTGCCCACTTCGTATTTGTTGTCATCAGTTTCCAGTTGCTACCATCGGCAACAACTGAATTAACCACAATCGTTTTATTGATTGAGTCAACAACATTTTTTATATGGTCTTTAGTAGTTATTAAGCCCACGACATATAATGTTTTAAAACACCTTTGAATGTTGGATAATCGGCAACTTTTACCGACTCAATATAGTTTTGAATTGCCTTGAAAGTGCTAATCATTTTGTTGTAATCAATGCATAATGATGTGTAACTCATTGCGCTGGGCATATTAATAGTGCCTTCTGCTTGTGTGTTACCTTGAATGGTATTGGTTTGTGGCTGCGTTCTAACGTAGTGGAAAAATACCCATTTAACCAACATAACCTTCATACCATCACTTGTAATCATCTCATCATCTATTTCTTTAACAAACGCTTCGTAAATGGTCACATACTTCGCAGTTTGTGGCACACCTCCAACAAGGTCTGCAATGAATAAATCATACAACTCAATGCCCATTAATTCATAAAGTAACTTTGCCTCATAAAGCGTAATGAAAACATCTAATTCAGCATCCGTGAATACATCAGTTGCTATTTTATTTTCGCCAGTAAAGTCGGAGGCTGATATTAGAATTCCCATATTATTTTACAAGCCCTTTATTAGTTAATAATTCAGCAATATTTTCAGATACAATTACTTTTTCACCTGCTTTTAAGCCTTTAAAATCCTTAATAACAACAACCTCAACTTCTCTTTTTGATTGCGTTACTTCTTTCGCTTCTGATTTCTTTTCAGAAGGAGCAGCAGCAGAGGTTTGCACCTCCGCTACTACTTCTTTAGATTTTACTTTGCTCATTTTACTATGCAGTTTCTAAAGCAGCAATGTCAGTTGCAAATGTACCTTTCACAAACGCAGTTCTGTCGTTGTTTTTAGTTACTAATGCACCTCTCCACTCTGCAATGATAGTACGCAAGTTTTTAGTCCAGTCATTACCATCAAGTCCCATATTGATAGTTACTGCATTCTTCTGATACATTGTTGACATATTGAAATTACCAACTAAATAAGTTCCAGCAGTAACCAATGTGCTTCCAATCATCGGCACACCATCAAGTGTAAGTGTATTGCCAATGAATATTAATCTGTCAATGTATCTTCTATCAGTAGCTGAAACCTTGTACAACTTCAATTTAGTGATGTCAGATGGGTGCATCATAATTGCGTTCGGTGCTTCTTGGTTAGCAATTGCAATCTGGTTAATAGCAACTGTCAACACATCGGCTTCGTTTGCATTATCAACTGTCCCTGCGAAAGTACCAGCAGCGAATGCAGTAGCAACTGTTCTGATACCATTTAAGTTAGGTGCAGTTCCGTTACCAGAGTAAGCAGTTGATTCGATGTCTAACATCAATAAACGCATCAATTCATTGTTGATTTCTGATTGAATAAAATCAATATCATCTAACATTTCAGTTGATATTTTGATGTAAGCAGTACGCTTAACAACTGCTTGACTTGCAACTACCAAATCAAAATCAATTTGATTCTTTGTGTCACCTTCAGCAGTACCACCAGCAGCACCATCTCTGTTTGCTTGATACACCCAAGAAATGATGTTTGAACTTGCAGCACCTTTTGCGAATAAGTCCATTAAACGTAATTGTCTTGTAGCAATAAGGTTCAATCCAGCAATACGTTGTTCAACTGGAACATTACCACCACTTACGTTAGTAGACTCTAACATAGTACCAGCAGCCTTAATTTCAAAGGTGATACCATTCTGTTCAGCAGATGCTTTGTTTAAGCCTTTTAATGCGCTTAATTTAGCTTTGTTTTCTTCAGTTGATAAAGAATCCTTTACGCTTGTAGCGTTTGAAATCAAACTTCTTTCAGAATTGTTTTTGTTCAATTTCTCAATTGCCAAACCATACTCTTTTAAAGTTTTGTTTAACTGCACCATTTGCTCTTTTTGTGAAGATGCAATTTCTGATTTCAAAGACTCAATGTCTTCTTTACTTGCACTTTTAGCAACCGCATCCTCTAATGCTTTTCTTGCTTCTTCGTTGTATTCGTTATACAACTTTGCCATTTCTTCTGCTTCTTGACCTGCGAAAGATATGGTGTTCAATCCTTTTGTTTCAAGGAATAATTCAAATTTACTCTTCATTTTTAAATGTTTTTTGTAAGATTAATAAAAAATTGTTTTTGTTTTTGTTTACTTTTTTGTAGTGATAAATCGGCTACGTTTGTTTGCGTGTTTATTAACGGCGCAATATTTTTGCGTGGCATTCCACAAGATGAGCAATATTCGCCACCCATTTCATTGCCACAACTTTCACATTCTTTTGTTTGTTCTTCAATTTCTGGATTCTGAAGCAATGGTGTTGCATCATTGCTACCTTTAACTACCATACTACCCTCATCCCTAATCTTTAATTCCAAAACTGCCCAAAAGTAACCTGCCATATCAGCATCCGCTTTATTCGCAATCATTTTGTAGTACTTATCCCAATTCGCTTTTTCAACTTTATACTCTGGTCTTTTATCATCAATGCAGGTTACGAATGTTACATACTGCATCCTTATGCTATTTTGAACTGGTCTATTATATTCAATAATGTCTTCAATGCTTTCGCTTTCAACTAACGCATCTTTGCTTATCTTAAATATCAAACATTCAGCATTTCCACTATAGTCTTTACCTAATGTAGAAAATGGTAATTCAGTTACCATCATTTCAACATCTGATTGCCAAGCTATGATAGTGTCAACACTTATGTTGTGGTCTTTGCAATAAAGTATTTTGCCTTGTTGTTCTTGAACTGTTTTTTTAAAGCAGCCATTAATATGCACATCTCCGTGACTATCTAAATAGTTAGTAGTGCTAATTACTGGATAAATATAACCATCTTCAATAGTCAATGCTTTTGTAGTAGCATCCTTTATTTTGATTGATGACTTTGATATGTGATTACGTTCGTGACTAAATATTATTTCGGCTTTTTTTAATGCCTTGATTCTAACCTCATCATTCTTAATAGCATCAAACAACTCTGCTTTAGAACTAAATTCTTTATTTGGAAAGTATATTGATGTTATCATTTATTTACAATATTTTGTTTTTTTAATGCACTTTTAGCCTTTATTTCTTCTAATTCTTTTTTTGTTTTGGTCTTTCCCATAGTACAAAAGTATTTAATAATTATTGATTAATGCAAATTAATTTATTTTTTATTGTGCAGGTTGTGTAAATGAACTTGCTGCTTGTGCGCCAACTTTGGGTAAATCACTATGTCCTAATCCAACTAATGCTCTTATCTCATCTTCAGTCAACTGCCCAATCACTTGAGTAGCTAATAATGGACTCATACCACTTAACGCTTCAAGTGTTGCATTAGGTTGCTCAAGTTTTGGCATACCTAACATTTCAGCAGCAGTACTGGCTGAAATAATACCATTTTCCTTCAACAATGCTATTCTATCAGCCTCTTCTTTATTGTTGCTTTGTAGGCATTTTACACCGCTAAAGTCTTGTCGCATTCTCACATTTTCATAAGGAAAGTGATTCTTGCATAGAAAGCCAGTTAGTGCCTCACTTAATTTATCACTTAATGGGATGATGCAATTGGTGTACATAGCTTTTTCAGCCTCTACCCTATTGTTATAAGTCTTGTTTTCGGGGTCATTTAATAGTGATGAATCAATGCCTAATACATTGCATAATGTTCTGGTTGTTACTACACCTTTTTCAAGTAGTTGCATATCGGCACTACTCATACCTAATTGAATGTAGCCCAAATCTTTGTTGGTCGCAACTACTTTGCCAAATTTATTAGCACCACCTATCTTATCACGCAGGGCAGAGTCAATCAAGTCAAATTCATCTTGAGTCATTGGCAACTGACTCTTATCGGTAATGAATCCACTTGCACCCTTGTTGCTCAATATACTTGCATCAGCTATCCAACGCTCATTACCTACTTGAACTACGTTAGCAGCTACTTGAATAGGACTTAAACCATAGTCAAAATTAATTAGGTTTGGATTAAAAAACTTGATGTGCTTTAAATTATCATTCGTGTATAAGCCTTGAGATGAGCCAAATGTAAATTGGTACTCATATTGTGGCATAAAAAATGAAGAATTTTGATTAAATATTGTTACCGATTGGCTGGGCAATATGTCAACCTCTTCAATTAATGAAGAATTAAATTGCGTGTTGCCTATTAAATAGGTGTTGCCAGTAATCAATAAGTATAGTAATATTTGTTCTTCAATGTCATCCCAAGTATACGCTTTTGCCATATTAGGAGCAGCCATTAATTCGTGTAAGGTAGTGTCTTTTAACTCCTTCCAGTTGCCATTTGACTGCTTCTTTTCAACTATCCACGGAACGCTTTTACTAATGTCAGTAATTTTTTTGATGATTGAATAAACATCAACATTTTGTGAATATCCTTGACTTATTTGATTTGATAAATTATTGTTAAAATTTAATGGCATAAATCCACCAAAAAAACTAAAAAGATTAGATGGGTTATGCCCTGCAAGGTTTCCACCTAAACTTTTTATGATATAATCTTTTGCGTTTTTTACAAATCCCATTTTAAATGAATATTAATTGATGCAAATGTATTAATTTTTATTTACTAATTAACAATGCACTCTGTGTTAAGTAGTCAAATGCATACCTTAAAGGGTCAATTTGATGGTTGTATGCATCTATTGGCACTTGTGACCGCTTATCGTGCCAGATGTAATTTCGTAACTCATTGATGAGGTTTAGGCTATTTGCATCTACTATTATTTCGTAATCTTGTATTCTCTTTATTCCATTTCTTACACTATCAGCACCTTTTTTTGCTGGATAAATGTTCAATCCTCTTTGCCTTATGTCATTTATCGTGCGTGGGTCAGCAGAATCGGCAACAACAACACTCTTCAATGGGTTTAACCTATTGTTTAAGATGTCAATTAATTGGTCTGTGCTATTACCAGTCTTGTAAAGCACCTCACTTGCGTATATTATTTTTCGTTTTTTATCTACTGCAACCTTTATTAAAGAATCTGGGTCATTACTGAACCCGAAATCCAAACCATATACGTGAGGTAAACTCTCATCGAATAAACCGATTTGCCAATTTTGAAATATTGCACCCTGCAATGTGCCTACTTCACCATCAATGTACACCTTGCACCAGTTATGCCAGTAATCACTCTTAATGTTTTTCGGGTCTGTTCTATCACCAGATGGGTTATTGTATGCCTTACCTAACTTTATATTTAACTCCGAAAGTATTTCTGGAGGACAAGCCTCATTGTCTTTGTAGGTCAATAAAAGAAATTCAGAATCGGCTTCAGTCAATATTTCATCGTGTACCCAAAATTGTCTATCTGGGTTAAAGTCAATCCAAATAGTGTTACTCCTTGTTATTAGTGCATCGGCAATCTCATAATCAATGTGATTAGCCTCATTCAAGAACAACACATCACGCTTACCTGCTGCCTTTGCCTTACCAACTGAATCAAACGCAGTAAACTGAACTATTGCACCATTTGAGAATTTGTATTCCATCGGGTTGCTTCTCCAATGGTCTTCAATCCAACGATTCGTATCAAACATCGTGTCTTGGAATATCTTTACCGCTCCATTCCTTACTGCTGGTATTGATTCAGCTACTACTGTGATGAGGTGTCTTGGGTGTTTTGTTGCGTAATCAATCACCGCAACTGGAATAATGCCAAAGGTCTTCCCTGCACTTGTGCCACCTTGTACAACACGCTTTCGGGCTTTCATAGCCAATAGTTTGTTTATGGCGGTTGTTCTGCGAAACATCTTTAATTGAACAATGGTTGCTCACCTACAACTTTTACTTCTGTTTTCGCAGGGGCATAATCACCTCCCATCTTATTAAGTTCTGCTATGGCTGCTCTTCTTTCCCCAAACGATGGTTTGACTAATAAAGTTACTATCCCACTTGGAGTGCTTACTTCTTCTTCAATGCTTAACTCACCTCTTAATATTTTGGTAAGCATCTGCATACGTTCAGCAGCATCGGCAATACTTCCATCGGCAATAACTTGAGATGCTTTCTCATTAGCCATTGCAACTATCTTTTTGTTTTCAAGTTGCAGTTCAGAAATGTAAGACTTAATTTTATCGCTTTTAAGCAATCTTGATGATGCTGCCTTACTTGTACCTTGTTTAGCAATAGTAAATGCAATAGAATAAGAATCTGTAGCGTTTTTACCACTAACAAACAACTTGCAGAACTCTTTTTGTTTCTCGGTTAACATTTGGTTATATGTTGGTTAACAATTGTTCACAAAGATAAGTATTATTTTAATAACATAACAATTAGTGATTGAAACTCTGGTAGTGACCTAATGATGTGATATTGAAAACCATTGCTTGTAACCAACGATTGCCACTCCTTTTGCCCTGCTGATTGCGCCCCATCAGATGTTTTAAACTCAATCATAAACGCTTTAGCATCATAATAAAGCACCATATCAGACCTACCAGCTATTAGACCTTTAGCCTTGTTTCTTGCGCCATCAATTTTGTTTTTTGAATTGTTTAAGTTATAGCACAATAGCCCACGATGTTGTGGGTAGGTGTTGTGAAACCAAACGTAGCAATCACTTTGTATTTTATCCTCCGACTCTTTTATCATTTAGTAATTTTGTTATTAGTTCTTGATGCCATTTATTATTATTCACTTTATATTTATCACACCATTTGCTTAATTCTGTCCCTGCCAATTGCAATGAATAAGATGGTGTTACTATGTTGCTATACTTTTGCTCATACGCAATGATGTGTTCAGCTATTTTGTGCAAAACTGCATAAGGCTTCCATTGCCTCTCATCTGCCAAATCAAACAATCTTTGTGTCGGAATGTTTATGGGTCTTTCTTTAGTTAATTTTACTAATTCCTTAACTTTTTCTTCTGCTACTTGGTTTGCTCTTTCCTCTTCAAAATCGTGTCCACAATTTTCGCACACTACTTTTCTTGTATGCTGAAGATGGTTACAACTTGGACACTCCTTAACTGGTGACATTCCAACACTTGTCTTTTCTTTTTTAGTGCCATTTCTGAAATATGTTTCCCAATCAAAATAGTCATCATAATATCCGTGCCTTACTGTGTTTTTGCCCAAATCAATAACAGTAAATTTGCTCTTATTTTCGCTGGGTCTGCTCCCCCTACCTATCATTTGCAGATATAATGATAGAGATTTTGTTGCTCTGTTAAGTATTATCGTTTCAATGGTTGGCTCATCAAATCCAGCAGTCAACACACCAACATTACAAATTATGGCATCATTTTCAGCCTTGAATTTTTGCAATATTTCACTACGTTCTTTTTTTTCCGTATCTCCAGTAATCGAATAAACATTTAAGCCCTCATTTTTAAATGCATTATAGACTGCTGCATTATGATTTAAATTTACGTTAAACACCATTGTTTTTTTACCTGCTGATAATTTCCAGTAACTTTCAATGACATTATTAACCATCTTTTCGCTGGAGTAAAATTCCTCCATTTGCCTCTCATCAAATTCACCCCCTTTAATTTTGAATTTTTGCGCTCCAACCAAATCAGATGCAAAACCAAATGCATCACAATTTACCAAGTGACCATCTTCAATAAGATTGCTGATTGATACTGGCTGAATAAGTTCAGCATAATAATCTGCTAATGGGTATTCGTTAATAGGTGTTGCAGTAACTCCAAGCACTTTACATTCTTGGTCTTGAAAGAATGGCATTTTCTTGAAATTACCGATGTGGCACTCATCAATTATAGTAAGACCAAATTTAGGTAACTTGTTGATGCGCCTTGCAACTGTTTCCACCATTCCGACATAGTAATTGTAGTCACTTGGTATGGCTTTGACACCTGCTTCAATCAAGAAGCACTTTTCACCCAAACTATTTTTGGATTGTTGCAATAGTTCATTACGATGCACCAATATTAGCACTCTATTGATGTTTTCAGCATAGTAACGCTTTGCATATTCGCAAAAAGTAAAAGTTTTGCCAGAGCCAGTTGGCATTTGTAACGCAATGTTCTTGTTTGCGCTACTTTCGATTGTCATTATTGCTTTGTTTTGGTATTCTCTTAACATAATTTTATTGTTACAGATGTTACACTTTGTTTACACTTTTTTTTCAATCTGTAACCTACTGCTGCAAGGATGTTACAGATGTTACAGATTATTATCATTATTATACTTAATATACTATACACACACACGCACACACACGCACACATTATTTTATATGGGATAATTGAAATATGCATTTTATCTGTAATCTGTAACATTTATAGAGTATCTGATTCATTATCAACATTATAGGATGTTACACTTCCTTTGATTTTTACCTCATAAGCACGAATAGTCTTTGAACCATTCCTAAAAATGGTCTGTTCATAGCCACATTTTTTCAATGCTTGACCCATTCTTTTGGTGTTAGTTTTAAAAGTAGGATGTAATTTTTGCAATTCCAGAATTACATCGGTATTTGTCATTTTGCTTAATGGGTCATTTTGGATATGTCTATTAATCAATTCGACCTCACTCATTACCTCGATGTTTTTTTCGTTGGCTTTGTTTAAGTATTCGATTTCTCTTTTGGTTAGAAACCAAGCCTCCTTATCCGACTTCCATTCGTTGTATAGTTCGATAAATAGTTTATCCTTATCAATCTTTATGTAAGCATCAAAATCAAAGCTAATTAAGTTTATGGGTATAATACGCCTATTTCCAGTTGGGTCATTAATTACTTCAGCATCATTCGATGTGCCTCCTAATACTGCTAAACGCAATAAGTCTTCAGATACTCTTCCGTATGGCATACGAATTGAGAATGTTTGTTGACTGCTCATACGTTTTAATTTTGTAGCATCTTTTTTTGACTTACCTCCAAACTCATCATCCACAATGAGCCACTTTTTTGTCATTAGTATTTCGGAGTCCTTGCCCTCATCCAAGTTACTTTCAGCATAAAATTTACGCAAATCTTTTGGCAATAAATTTCTGTAAAATTCAGTTTTCTTGATTCCTTGTTCTCCAGTAATAACTAAAATCATTAACGAATAAGTGCCATAGGCAGAACCAATAAGACCTAACAACCACTTTTTAAGGTATGTATCTAAATAATCATCAAAATTATAGACACCATCATTCTCATAGATTAACTGCTCAATTTCAAAGCACTTTTTTAGCTTATCAAATTCATTATCAGTTGTCAGATGTGAATTATTCTCAAACCATTTTTTAATTGGGTTATAAGATGTGCTATTGTCTTTATTTTGAATTAACGTAAAGACTTTGTCCTTTGAAATACCATCATCAATTTTTTGCCAAACTTTAGTGTAGAAATTTGCCAGAATTCTGTCGGTCATTTCTTCACCATTAAATTCAAAATTGCGTGTGATTTCATTAAATTTTACATTGTTTAATTTTATAAGTTCAATTATGTCATCAATCTCTGTATTTTCTTTTTTTAAATTAGGTTTAAGAAATTCATCTGCATCGGTAATGTTTAATTTTTTTAGGTCTTCTTGCGGATTATCAGATAACTTTACTATACTCTTTATTTTTTCAGTTCTTTCCGATGTGGTGCTGATACCTGCTTGTCGAAAAATATAGTAGATACTTGCAATGCTAACTCCAGTTCCGCTTCTTTGCAAAGCTACATTGTAATCTCTTTCTGCTTGTCGGTGTGAATATTTTGGTGATGATTGGCAAAGTGAATGAAAATAGTTGCGACCACTTTCGCTAAATTCCTGCGTTAATGCAAATGCCAATCGAATGTAATCTTCATAGTTGTCGAATAAATTCATTGGTGCTGCCTTAACTACCATCTCATCAAAATCAGTTTTAACAACTACTGGCTTCGGTTTTGGTTTGTCTTTTTTCTTTAGGTAGGTCTTAAATGTTTTCGATTTTTTGTTTATGTAGATGTCTGGGTCATATGACACAAAACGCAATCTGCTTGTGTCTTTGCAACTTTTGTCCAGCACAATAGAAAACTGCACCATAAAGTAATTTTCAAGCGAAAGAAACGCATCTAAATGCCTTGCACCATCTATACGAATAAATACTGCATAGCCATTACCAGATAGTGAACGATGCACCGAGTAAACGTACTCATTGCTTTTAATTCTCTCAATGTCAACTTCAGCAATTTGGTCTTTCGCATCAATATCAAGACAAATGAAACCACTATGTTCAAGCAATTTATTGGCTGCCCTTTGCTTGAATGAACCACTCGCAGTTACGCAAGTAGTTAACTCTTTTTGTGTGCGACCAGCACGAAAGTTTAGCACCTCATCTTGCCAACGACCATTTTTAATACCATCAAAATACTCATCAACCTCAATACTGGCATCTGATTGGTTACTCTTTGCACTCTTAAATAATGATATCATATTTTATAAATTAAAGAAACCCCTAACAAAGTGCGCCACCGCCAAGAGGCTGCACGATGATAGGGGTTATATTATTAAATTTCTTCAAGTTGGCGGTTATTTCGTTTGCAAATATAAGTAATAATTACTTAATCTGCAAGTTCCGATGTGTTTCTATCCTGCATCCAGTAACCTCAAAACCATCCTTTAACGCTGCCTTAATAGCTGCCTTATCGGCTTGTTCTGTTACTTTTACCACCTTGTAAAGTGATGGCAGTTGGTTTACATCATCCACTTCAACTGTTTCCGATTTACGAAAGTTGATTTTTACTAAAGGTGTCTTAATCTCATCAATCTGGAATGTGTCCATTGCGTGTTTGATTCGCTCCTTTAGATATTCTGAAGCCTTTTCACGTTGCTTTTTTAATGCTTGTAACCTTTTTATTTCAGCATCAATGGTATCAACATCAGCATCCATTTGCTTGATAACAAAGGAATAGGCAACTGATTTGTTTTGCAGTTGTTCTTCAGTAATGGCAAGTGCTTCCTCAAGAGAGGGGGTTAACTCACCCCCATTCTCTATAAGTTCTTCTGCTAACTGATTGTAATTTTGCTCAATTTGGAATATTGTAGTTTTCATTATTGTGCTGGTGTTAATTTGGTTTTCATATCATCCTTTGCTGCTAATACTCGCAAATCAGTTTTTTGATTAAGTGTCAACTTCTTCCAAACTGCTTTAATCTCATCTAACGAAACACACACTTGAATGTCATTAATGATTTCATCAATAGATACTTTACCGCTTTGCTCAATAACCTGCACCTCTGGAACTTCTCTATAAACAACATCTTCAATTTCTTGTATTTCTTCTTTCGTGTATGGCATACCACCTAATTCATCATTAAAACACAATCTAAAGCCTTGCGCCATTGCAACCTTTTTAATCATTGTGTGCGCTTTTTGCCAAAATTTATTAGGATTGCCTTCTTTTAATTGAACATATTCTGAATAATAAACTTCGTGTATAAATGGCATTTTGCGGTCTTTACGATAAATTGTAATGATTGCCTTTAGACTTTTGTCATCAACTTTGCCTTCAGTAATTACTCCCCATCCATCAAGCATACCGCTTCTTTCTGCTCTTTTAATATAGGTTTCATAACCTACAATGATACTCATTTGATTACCATACTTTGAGCAATAAATCTCACGCTTAAATGGGTTTAACCCAAATGCTTGACTAATTTCTAAAAACTGATTTTTTTCTTTATCAGTTAATTGGGCTGCAAGTCCCATAATGTCTAAATATCCAGTCAATTGCTTGGTTGATATTTGTTGTACTGTAGTTAATTTGTTGTTTTCCATTGTTAGTTATTTATTAGTTATTAAAATGGTACTTCTTGATTATCACTTGGTGCTTCAGTCTGGGTAAATGGATTACCATCCACTTTCCAGCACACTATTGTGTTAAACACCTTAACTTCACCTTGTGGTGATGTCCATTCTCTACCACGAATGTTAATGTGCGCCTCAATGTCTTGACCTACTGATAAAGAATCTGCAAGTGCGCAGGATTTCTGCTGCAGTTCAATTGATACTATCTGTGGGTACTGGTCTGCAGTTGTGAGTACTAATTCTCTTTTGGAAAACTTTCCATCACTTAATGTTACTGTTGCGCCTATGCGCTTGATTGTTCCTTTGATTGTCATTTTTTTATTGTATTAATTATTATTAAACGTGAAGAAATTGTGAAAGCACTATTGAAAGAAATGCATTGTTAGGGATGAAGTTGCCATCTGGCAAATCCATTCTATTGAATCCAGCAGAAATAAGTGCATCGCATTTCTTTAGTATGTCTGCTGCATCTTTTTGCTCAAATGAGGCTGCTATTCTGCCATCAAACCAAAAGTAAAATGTTGCTGAATCTGATTCGTGTTCAATCTTTTGTTTTTGCTCATCGTTAATCCAAGTTGTAACTGTGGTAATTTGTTTTGTGATGTAAATTGCGTTCATTTTGTTTTTTTTATTGGGTTTGTAATTATCTTAAATTGTTAGCTTGTTTGCACTCATTGAATAGGCTCATAAATGCTTGTTTCTTGGTCTTGTAATATGTATCGTGATTGATACCATCATTGTCATCAGAGATTCTATCAGTTGCGCTGGTGTTAGTAGATGTGCAAGAATATTGCTTACCTCTGAATGTAATAACTACTCTTTGGTGTCCGTAACCTGCAAAACTGAAAGATACTTTTTTTTGTAATTGTGTTGTGTTCATTTTGTTAGTTTTTATTGGGTTTTATAATTGGGGGGTATTAGCCCCCCTTTGATTTATTAATCGTTGTCTTCATTTCTAATCCAACCGCAGCAATCAAGATTTTTTGCATTGATTGGGTCAAGTTTTGTAATCAATCTTTTTTCTGCAAGTATGCTGCATAATTTATAAGCAGCATTTGTTGTCAAGTTAAATTGCGCTGCAACTTCTTTTGTTAATTTTTCTTCCAAATCTGCACGATGTGTTTCTGAATTAATCCAGTTTAATACTTGTTCTGAAATTCCGATGTTTTGTGTTGTGTTGTTCATTGTTATTGTTTTTTATTAGGTTTTATAAATGGGGGTGTTTAGCCCCCTTGTTTGTTATGCAAATGTTGTTACTTGCTCGTTTGTTTTGATTTTTTTAGCTATGCAATAATTTTTTAAATGAATATACGCTTTAGTATTACTGCCCCAATTATGGTCATCAAATGCTTTTTGAATTTCACTGTCAATATCAACTATAATTATTTCATCGTAATTAAAATCACAAGTATCAAATCTGCCATCACATATTTCGCTTGGAATTAGAATTGCACAGAATGATGAAAATAATTCTTTAACTTGAAAGGTATGACCATTTAAGTGTGAGAATCCAGAGGTTTTGGTTTTGATGTTAATGATTGCGTTCATTTTGTTAGTTTTTAAAATTAGTAATTGTTATTTGTTGGGACAAATGTAGTTATAGTAATTAAACCTACAAATTTATTTTAGGTTTATTTATATCTGTTAACACTTTTTAACATTTCGTTAGATAAAGTTGATGGAGGATAGTTAGCCTCCATCGTTCCAAACATTGGATTATTGCTCCAATCTTTGTAGTACAATGTACATTCATTG